ACGCTCTGCTCGGGATCTGCTATGCCCGTGAGCAGGTTCTGCCATGCCGCCTTCATGGAAGCGATCGAGCCGGATATTGTCGTTGCCGCTTCCTTTGCCGTCGTGCCCGTGATGTCCATCTTGTCCTGTATCACGCCGATGGCATCTATAATGTCCGCATAGCTTGATACATCGTATTTTATGCCGCTTATCGCCTGAGCATCAGCGAGAAGCCGCTCCATCTCTTCCTTAGTGCCGCCGTAACCCAGCTTGAGGTTGTCAAGCATGGTGTAGTTCTGCTTTGCAAAGCCCTGATATGCATTCTGTATCGAGGCTATGTCCGACCCCATCTTATTGGCATTGTCGGACATGTCCGTGATAGCCCTGTCAGCCTTTTCCGCCGCCGCTGCCGTATCACCGTCAAGCGACTGTATGAGCGATGCCGAGAAGCCCGTCACCGTCTCCATGTATTCGTTGGCACTCATGCCCACGGTCTGGAACGCCTGCGCTGCATTCTGCCTGATGGTGTCGGATGCATCTCCGAACAGTGTCTCCACACCGCCTACAAGCTGCTCAAAGTCCGCATACGCCTGTATGCACTGCTTTGATATGTCCGCAAGGAAGTCAACACCCTTTGCCAGAGCGAGCGCACCGACTATCTTCTTGATGCTGTCGGCGACCTTGTCGCCCATCTCTACCGCGCTTTGCCCTGTTTCCTCTATCTTCTTTTTCGCGTCATCGTTTTCCGCGTTGATGTTAAAGGTTACCTCTCCGCCGTTCACTTAATCACCGACTTTCACGCCTGTTTTTCTCTGTGCCTCCGCAAATCTGCGGTCGATACGCGCCTTCATGTCTTCGTCCCGTTCCTTTGCGGTCGCATACTTCTTTGACTGTACCTTTTTCAGCGCGTACACCTGCTTGAGATGTGCTATGCGCTTGCGGTCATACTTCGGGACATCGCTCATCTTTGTCGAGCGTACCTGTATCACCTGCTTGAGCCTGCACTCATCGGGCAGACCCTTGAACAGCGCACAGAAGTCAAACCAGTGAAGCTTTGCCCGATTGAGGTCAACACCGTACTCGCCGAGGAATGCCGCATAGAAGAGAGCCTCATCCTCGGCAAAGTCGAACACCGGGAGCGGTTTCTCGCCGCTCTCCTCGTGCTTCTCCCTGTCCCTGTACGGTGCTATCCCGTCAAGGTAGAAGTCGAGCATAGCCTCCACAGCTTTCTCCATGCTCACACCCACCGGCAGACCCGCAAAATAGAAGTCCTTCAGCACGTTCTCACCGCTGTACAGCCTGCACATGAGACGAAAATCGGGGTCTACAGGCGTTTTCTCCCCGTCGATCATGATAGTCCGCCGTGTGACATTCTTGTCATCAAACACCTGTATACCCCCTTATATCAGCCTTCGATTATCTTCAGCACAAAGCCTCTCGGAGCATAACCCTCAGAAGAGAGCGTGAATGTGCCCTTTGATGCCTGTGTGTCATCTCCTGCAAGCACAAGGTCAGCTGCCACCCATCTCACGAAGTAGCCCTCAGACAAGCCCATGTTGGTGGCCTCGGTCACATCCTCAGCCGAGAGAGCCGAGCCGTTGTATATCAGGTCGGTGATATCTTCGACGCCTGCACCGAGACCGATGCCGAGCCACTTGTGTACGCCCCATCCGCCGCGTCCGTCAAAGTCGTTGAGTGCGCTCACCTTGCATGAGAGAGTGATGCTGATAACATTGCCGTCGATGCTCACGCCTGATATCTTTGCGGTATTTGCCGCTCTTGCGGCCTCGTTGTCACCTGTAACGGGTGCAAAGTCAAGGCTCAGGAAGTCAGTGACATCATCACCGGCAACAGCCTGTGCAAACGCTGTGAAGGCTGTCTGTGCCGCTTCCTTTGTGCCGTATGTGCCCACGATCTTGCTGTATATGCCCGACGCGCCCTCAAAGGATGCACGAAGCGTCCACCCTGTCTTGTTGTTTACTGCGGTAGCCTCGTTGTATATGCCTATGCTTACGACCTCATCAAGATTGATGAACTCGTTTTCATTTATCCTGTAAAGTCTCATATATTCCTCCGTATATCAGAAAAGGAGGAACAGATAACATCATATCACCCGTTCCCCCTCGATCTTGACCCGTGAGCTATTATGCAAATTCCACCTTGATGGTGTCACCCTCAGCAGGCGTGCCTGTAGTGCTGATGCCGTACTGTGCGAGCGTCTCGCTCCATGCCTCACCGTCATAGGTGAAGACATATGTGCCTGCCTCACCGCTGACCTTGGTGTTAAAGGTGCTTACATTCACGGTCACGCCTGTGATATCGCCGAAGAAGATGATAGCCGCAGTATGTGTGCCGGATGCGCCGCCCCATGTATAATCCTCGGGAGCTGCACCGCTCTTCTCAAGCGTGCCGGAGATGCCGAGAGGATCTTCCGCATTGCCCGAGCCGTCGGTGGAGAGTGTGAGGGTCGCTGTACCCTTCTCACCCTTTCCTGTGAGGATGTTGAAGTATACATAGTTGACGATAGCACCCTGACCGGTCGCGTACTTGATGCTGTCCGCATAGTCCTGGAACTCATCGCCCAGGTATCTGTCGCACTCGAATGCGATGGTGCGCTGATTGCCTGTCTTTGTGGTGGACTTGCCGGCTCTGATGTATGCGCTCTGCTTGGTCTCGGGATTGAGCGATGCAGTGACAGACTTTGTGCCCATCTGAACGACCGCATAGTCGCCCACAGCCGCATTCTGCTGTGCGCTTGTATCAATGGCAAGCACCATATCATCAGCAGTTGCAAAGCCCTCATACGATGCGGAAGGTGTCCTGCCGCTCATAAGTGTGCTAAGAAGCATGTGTTTTCCTCCTTACTTGTTCATTATTCCCCGCACCGAGATGCGGGCTGAGTATATCCATGATTTGTCATCGTGTACGATGGGCACGGGCAGAGTATCTATGCGTATCCGGGGCCGTGCAAAGCCTTCCACGGTGATGGATGCGTTCCTGAGTACGGAGCATATGCCCGCCAGCTTCGACACAAGAGCCTTCTGCTCCGTATCCTTGCCCGCTCCCGTGAGGTTGAACTGCACGGCAATATCCCTGCGGCCGTCGAAGTATACGTTGTAGGTCTCAACGCCCGAAAAAACTATAGCCGTTTTCCCGATACCATCGCACACGCCGATGTTGTCGATATTGCCTGCCTCCCGCACAGCCTCGGCGAGAGAAGTGTATATATCATCCGCCATAGTTTATCACCGCTTTTTCAAATACCTTTTTCCACATGTCCCGCTTGGTCTCGGCAGCCCTCTTCGCCCATTCGGGGCAGGCGTTCGGGTTCTTGTCGTGACGTGTGCCCGGGAATGTGTATTGATGCTCTGCGTATGGTGTCACCCATCTGAGTATGCCCTTTTCGGGCTCTGAATGTATCAGGGATGAGTTGATGAGCGTCGATGTATCCTGCTTGCACAGATAGTTGCAGTCCTTGAGAGCCTGCTCGGATGCGGCAAATATGCCGAACTCCTTTGCCTTGTCAAAGACCTTCATGTCTGCAAGCTTTACATCTACCTTTATCTCCATATCCTCACCGCCTATGTGAGATCACATTCCATGTGGTCATATGTGAAGCTGTACAGCTTCCTAACGTTCTGCACCGTGTACGTCACACTGTCGTAGACTATGCGGTCGCCCGCGACTATATCCGCGACATTTGCAAACAGCCTCGCACGGATCATCGGCATATTTGCCGTGAGCCCCCATGTGCACCCCACCTGTGGCTCTATCCGTACATGCTTTATCGTCGTGCTTGAGGTGATTGCTCCGCCCCATACACCGTCTGCCGTCTCGCGCTCCCTTGTCACGCTGTGGGGGAGAAGATACTCAGGTATCATATGATCGCCCCCTACACGAACTCTTTGGCAGGTGCACTCATGCATACACCCCTGCATATGAGCCCCGCACTCTCAAGGTATCCCTGCGCAAGTGCACACGCCGCTGTTGAGCTCGTACCCGCTCCCATTCCGGACACACCGCTCATCGAGAAGGACCCGATAGTAAACGATGTGCCCGAGGAAGCTGCGAGCCATGAGGATATGCCGCCCGCATTGCCTATCGCCTCAGCCTGAGCACATACGGCCTTTTTGTAGTGTTCGACCTGGTATGTGCCCGCGGGCTCACAGGATATGATGTTGTCTATCACATCCTGCGCCCTGAGGAGATATGTGGCGATATCGGTGAATGTTACGCCGTGATAGGTGTTGTTGTAGTACTCAACGGTTACTGTCACAGCCATTCTATCACCCCTTATCAGGATGTATATGTGTGAGCGTAGATGCCCGATACCTTATTGTCGTATACCTCGGTTATGCCGTAAGACCTGTAGCCGTACTTCCATGCATCGCCTGTCTGGTTGAGCTCGGGGGTGATGATCTTGGATACTTCGTGCTTGCTGTATGCGAGCACTGCGGACTTGGACACGATGAGGAAGTTGAGGTTCTTGCCTGCTGCTACGGGAGGCACTGCCTCAGCGTCTGCCTCTCTCTTGATGTAGCCGCCTGCCTCTTCGCCGGATGTGGTGCCGTCGAGAAGGGTGATGCCGCTGTAGAAACGTGTCTGAGGTACGGTGATAACGCCTGCAAAGCGAGAGAGTACCATCTTGGACTTGGTGGTGTCCATGTCTTCGATAAGACCGTAGAGAGTAGGTGTGATGAACAGATATCTGTC